CTTACCACCAATACCATCACCCAAAATATCAACATTGGAGAATGATGTAGAAATTGGTTGGTAATTAGACCCTCTAGTGTCAATAACTACGACTTCAATTTTTCCATCAATAGAGTTATTTCTGGTTGCTACAGATTCACCTCGCATCCCCCAGTCCTCGGGAACTGGAATATATTCAATACTATCAAACTTTACAATTTCAGATGGTTTTATAGTATACAAATATTTCCAAACATAACCGTCACCAGAAGTACCTGCGGCTCTTGATTCCAAATCAATAAAAGTTGGTTGATCATACGATGGTCTACCACTTGGGTTTTCTGGATCAGATCCATTTTGAAGACAAATGTAGACCTTTAGATCTTCATTAACAACATAGTAATTTGATTCATACAAATTACCCTGTTTTGTAATTGGGGTTGTATTGTAAATTGTATAGTCATGTCGATACATTTCATAAGTTGTACCAGCAATCCATTCGACTTTACGGACTAATCTACGGACATCTTTGTCCGTAATTTTCTTCATTGCAATAATAGATTCCTTGATTTGATGTTCTTCAAAGAACCCATCCAATGGAGCGGGAGTATTGGTAGACCAGTCACTTGTTCCACCAGCCTCTTCCTCAAAAGCATTGGGTAACCCAATGAATGCATAATATTTGTTTACGGTAGACCCAACGCCAACGAAACTCTTTACAAAGGTTTCGGCGTTTAGAATTCTAAACTGTTCCGATATAATGGCAGGCATTTTGATGAAAACTAGACGTTTTTTCTTTTAGTATTTAGTGGTTAAGATAAAGGTTGAATTCTAGTAACCACAGCAGCAGTTGATAATCCAGTCGATCCATTGTCTGAATTAACAAAGAATTGTTTGGGACTTCCACCAGCTCTATTTTGATAGTTGTTAATTTTACCCCAAGTATATTTACCATAAAATGGTTTATAGTCAAATTCATTGTCTAAGAAATATGGTCCATTTGGATCGAGACCGACCTCAATGTCAATAGACGAAAATGGTTTGGGCACGAAAGCGCATGTTACTGTAACTAGTCCAGACACAACATCAACAGGCGTTACTTTTTCAACAAAGAATCTTCCCTGTAGATGTTCTCCTGCGGGAATTTCTGATGTCTTGTTAAGTGGGAAGTTTAAATATCCGCCAATAGAAGTGGTGATGCCAGTTAATGCATGACCAACTACCAATGGACTATCATAGATGATAAAGTAATCACCCGCAGATAGTTCCGAATAATTTACGCCCAATGTATTCAATGAAGAATATCCATATCCAAGGTTAGTATTATCATAAAAATCAGATTTAAGTACAAAATCTATAGTAGGTGGAGTACTAAATCCAATTCCAGGTCGATTAGTATTTACACCAACAATAACACCAAAGTCACCAACGGCATCTATAGAGAGAAGTTTTTCACTTACTGTACGATCTGTTTCAATAATCACTGGTGGGCTTGATCCCACTGCATATCCAAATCCACCATTTTCGACAGTGACACTAGTAACAATACCATTGGTAACGGAAGATCTTGCAGTAGCTCTATTAATAATTGGATCTGCATAGAAAGCAGTTGATCCAGATCCAACCGCAATAGTTCTTCCATTGATACCATAATCAGTTTTAATTAAGTCAGAAAGTACTTGAGAGTGATCGATATCTCGTAGAGTCCAATTGGACAAATCGAATGAGTAATGTAAATTTCCAGAGGTATCAATTCCGACATAGAATCCATCTTGATACCTAATTCTATCAAAGTCAAATGTAGCTGGATTTGTAGCATTTGGATCACTGTAAATCATCCAGAAGTTTTTGTCAGATGAAATGCCGATAAGTCCGCCGTCACCAACAAAGACAAATTTATCCCCATCAAATACAATATCCGTAATATTCTTTGGAGTATTACTGGATAATGGAGTCCAAACTAAACCTTCATTTGAGGAAAGGAGCATTCCACCATTTCCCGCAACAATAAATTCACCCATTCCATATGCGATTGAATTTAGATCTTCTAGAGTTCTAGAATAACGACTATACATCGTTGTAGTTCCAATACCAACTCCAGTGAAAATAGATCCACCAGTTCCCACAGTAACCCAAGCATCTCTGGTTGGTTCAAAGATAATTTTATTGAAAGTTCCCTCATATTCTGATGCAAAATCCAACGTGGACTGAATTGCAGGAATTTGTCGTTGTTCAATCAATTGAACTTCTTGCCAATCAGTGAAAGTATTACCAACAGAGACTCCCTTAACAACCTTGGAGTATTCCCCAGAGGCTCTTACATAGTTTATTGGAGATGAAGTTGATTTGCCAAGTGCGACGGTATTCATCGTAATCGTTCCACCAAATCCAACGGTTCCCCTTTCCCAGAAAGTTCCACTCTTTGTATTGATGTATTTACTACTTGTCCCAACAGCAATTACTTGATCACCATAAGCCAATTCTTTCCAATCATACAATCCTGGTCCAAATCCAGTGATAATATCATCAAAACTCCAATCAGAAATTGGATCCTTTCTCGTAATCAAAGAAGAAGAAATAGTTACACCTGGTGACGTGAGAGCATATCCAACTCCACTATCTGAAATAGAAATACTAGAAACACTAGAAGAAGTAGCAACTTGAGATGTACTAATTGCTGTCCTAATCTCTCGGTCATCCATTATCAAGATATTTCTTTCTGACTGAGTTACCAAATCAATATCCGAGAAGATTGGGAATGCATTTTCCACATATATTTCTCTATCACTTTCACCAACATTTCTGATAATTCTAGTGGTTGGTGTAGTTCTAGACTTCAAACTTGGTCTAGCCTTAGAAATTAAGGTTCCTGAGAGAATCTTATCTCTTCTTTGTTTCTTCCATGTCAATGGTCTTTCTGCAGTTGGAGCAGTATCAATACCAACGCTCTTATATGCAAATGTTTCAAGAATATCAGAAGCAACGATTCTCTTAGCTTGTCTTGGGAATTGATCTAGATCGAATAGATTTAGTTTATTCTCTTTAATAGTTACAGTATCACCTGCTTTAACAGTCAGAGGTGGATTAATTGTCTCCACATCTCTCTTAGATCCTCGGAAGTAGAATACAGAACACTTGGATCCAGATTTGGGAGATTCACTAAAAATAATTCTACTTCCTTTGAAAATATAAGATTCTCCAGGAACTTGTAGAATATCATTAATGTAAATGAATATATTATTACTAATATCCATATCACTTCCAGGAAGTGTCTTCAAACTTAGAATTTCTGTTTCTCCACCAGTAGTTACAGATAAGGTAAATTTACTTCTAAGTCCATTAAAGAACTGACTAATATCATCGAAAAGAATAAATTGTCCAGGATAGAATCCAGAGAACTTATCATTGCTCAACTCAATAACTTTAAGAGTAAATTCTGTATGCACTCCAACCCTTGGGTCTGTGGAAATTCCACTAACGGTTAAGATGTCGTCTACTTTAAATGCAACTCCTTCTTCAGTAATTTGATATTCTTGTATTTCTCCATCAGCATTAATTCTGAAGTCAACTACAGCATTAGTTCCAATACCAGTAGATCCTTCAGCATATATCAAATCCCTATTAAAATACGGATCTGGTGCAGTAATTTCAATACGAACTGGTTTGTGAACTCTTCCTGGAGTTGCGTAGTAATTTCTCTCGGTTATAATCCCACTATTAGAACGGAAAGTTGCTCCTGTTAATCTTTCACCAACATATAGTCCATCATACCCCTCGTCCAACGAATCTGCAAATCTCTGTGCTCTAGAGACTGTACCACCTCTATTATAGTTGTGTGGTGTTGTAGAAGGACCAACTTGAACACTAAATGTAGTTGCTCCACCAACTTTTTGAACAAGAGCGCCAGAGAAAGAGAAATCCATTCCACTGGTAGAGTTATTTTGTTCTCTAGGAGCAACAATGGATCCTTGAATAGTTCCACCACCAACATAGTATGATGGTGTTGTGGAGGGACCAACATTGATTCTAACGTTTGTAGTGTTCAATACAGATGCAATACCTGCAGAGATCCAATATGGATCGCCTTTTTGAGGATATCTATGTTCTGTAGAGTTACCGTCTTTGGTACATGTGAAGATCAAAGACTCTGGTTGGATTCGTACAGGTTTGCCAGCGAATAACGTATGTCCTGTACCAACTGTCAACTCAATAATCCCAGTATCTGGAACATAGTTAGCACCACTAACATCCCAGAAATAACTTGTAGTTGGACCAACATTTACCGTAAACGTATCATCGGTTTTAGCGTCAACAACAACTCTAGTATCAGAATAGGGGTCGGTTGATCTTGGATAAGTATGAACTGTGGAGTGGTCATCCATTCCACAAGTAAAACTCATAGTATTATCAGTAAATTTGAAGGATCTACCAACTCTAAGTCCATGATTAGGACAGGTTACTGTTAGAATTCCAATGGAAGCCGTATATTCTGCATTAGTGGCTGATCTAAAAGTATGTGTTGATACCCCAACATTAATATCAAAGGTATTCGTAGAATATCCGACAATAGTGGCAGATGCCCCTGATATAGGGTCAGTTGACCTTGGATAACTATGTTGAGTTTGATTATTATCGAGATCGCAAGTAAATACGAGCGATCCATCCTGAATCAATACATTACCAGTTGCGGTTGTTAGTCCATGAGCGGTATTACCCGTTCCCACCAACATAATACCAGTCTTGGGATTGTATGTTGCGTTAGTAATTTGAATATATGAGTTGGTAGATGTCCCAACATTAACCTCATACGTATTTGTCGTTACATTACTGATTGTAAGTGCAATTCCAGATGCTGGGTCTGTGGGTCTTGGGTAAGGGTGTTCCGTTGCATTCCCGTCCAAACTACAAGTAAATACCAAAGAGTTATCAGTAAATCTGGCAAAATCACCATTAACATATCCATGACTTGGTGCAGTGACTGTCAGAATACCAGAAGTTGCATTGTATTGTGCTCCTGTAGCTGGAAAATACTGCAATGGGGAAGCCCCAACAGGAATAGTAAATGTATCATCAGTATGGGTTGTAATTGCAACACTATTAGTAGTAGAAGCATATCCACCACCAGCTGGGTCAGTAAGTCTTGGATAAGTGTGTTGAGTCTGATTATCATCTAATTCACAAGTAAATGTAAACGAATTATCAGTCAACTTAATAGTTTCGCCCTTAACATGTCCATGATTTGGAACAGTAATTATTATTTCACCAATATCTGGATCATATACCGCATTAGTTGGTTGTTGGTAAACAATAGGAGTAGCTCCAACATTGACCGTAATCGTAGTTGCATTGACAACACTAGCAACTGGAATATCTGATCTATTATGAACAGGATCTCTACGTCTAGGATATAAATGTTCAGTTGCATTGCCATCCATATCGCATGTGAATGTCAACGATCCTGTTGCAATACCAACCGTATCATTTGTAGTTAGGAAATGTGGTTGGTTAAATTGAAGTGTCAATACTCCCGTAGATGGAATATACCCCACTGTAGTTGGAGTTAGGAATGGTCCAGCCCAAGTGTATTTTGCAATAGCACCACCATTATTACTATCAGGAACAAACGTATATGTGTAATCACCACCAGTGATAACAGCAGTAGCTCCTGCACTAACAAATGTATGTGGATATCCACCACCTCTCCAGAGTGCAGTAGATCCAGAACTTACAAAAGTATGATCATAGTCACCACCAACAACAATAGCTTCAGATGTTGCACTGACAAAGTTATAATCATATTCTCCACCAAGAATAATGGAACTAGAAGCGGACCCAACAAAACTGTGTGCATAGTCACCACCAGAAACTACAGATCCTGTTTTTGCAGATGCAAACGTGTGTGGATATGACTCATTTCTTGGAGACTTACCTACATCTAAAGTAATTGTTGTGTTTGTTGTCGAAGCAATAGAAATAGACTTTTGATATGATTCATCTCTATGTCTTGGATAATAGTGAATGGAAGCACCATTATCAATGTCACAAGTAAATCCAAGTCCACTGAGAACAACACTTCCCGCTTTACCACCTTCCGAATACCCATGAGGGGCAGCGGTAGTAATCGTCATAATGCCACTAATATTATCGTACTCTGCTGTAGTAATACCAATTGATGGAGAGTAATCACAAGTAAATGCAATTCCACTAACAATTACAAAATCATTTTTTGTAAAATTATGATTTCTTCTTGTAGTAATAGTTGCTACTCCACTAACATTATCATATTCAACATCAGAAAGTCTTAAGTCTACGGAACTAGTTGTAGTTTGGCCAACTCCACTGACAACAACAAAATCATCCGTTTTTAACCCATGACCCTTATATCGAGTAATGGTTCCAGTAAGAAGTTGTCCTGTATAGACTCCCACATTTCTTGTGAGATCATACATTTCTTCTGTGGCATCAATATTAATGTCAACATTATTTGGGACTGTAAATCCAAAATACTTCTTTAATCCTCTAGGGAAAGTAACAGGTCCATTAATGGTATCAAATACCAATCCTTCAAGTTTTACTGCATCGTCATCAGTAAGACCATGATTCTCACTAAATCTGACGGTCAAAATTCCAACAACAGGATCATACTCAGCAATACCAACATTTGTTGTAACTCCAATCTGTTCACCATGAGCAGTAAATGTTGTGATTCCTGATTCCTGCGTATTATCGCTGTATACGACCTTTGCGGCAGGAAAGTACCCAGTACCACCAGAGGTAAGGTTAATCGCTGTTACAATACCCGTCTGGTCTCTCTGAACGGCTCCACCAGTCACATAGTTATGTGGGAAAGTAGTAATTCCCAAGAATACCTCAAAAGTATCATCTGTTGGGGTATCAATAACATCAAAACCGATTATATTTCGTGCTTCCAGAATATTTGTGTCAACACCAGCCTGGACTGTACCAGCACTTACATACTGAAGGCCTTCAGTTGCAATACCAATGTTGATCTTAACTTCTTCAGTATTCCCAATAGAAACAATCGGATATGAATCTTCTCTTAGAGTGAAAGTACTAATACCATCAGTTACCTGAATTCCCCTAAGAGTTAAATGTCTAGACTGGTTGGCTCCAGTACCAATATAATGTCCACCATAAACACTAAGTGTAGCAATACCAGTAATGTAATCATATCCAAACTCATTAATATTTCTTATCGGAGATAGTGGAGTAAATGTAAATCCAGCGCCTGTAATTACAACTCGGTCCCCATCATATAGATCATGTGGAGCCGCAGTGGTAAAGGTTCCAATACCACTAAACATATCAAATACCGCCGTTGTAATTCCAACAGGAGTATCTACTTTGGTTCCAAGAACTGCAGTAGCAGATGCACCAATACCATTTGTAGCCCTAATACGAACATTGGGAGGATTTCTATATCCTTGTCCACCACCACGAAGTTGAACATAATCAACAGATCCAGAAGAATTTACACCAGCAACTGCTGCAGCTTCTACTGGAATATAATATCCACAACCAGTATCAATTCCAACCTTATCAAGTCTTCCCGCTCTAGGTACACCACTTAAAAAATTTAATTGATTGTCAGAAGCATTATTAAATGTAAAATCTAAGTTTGGAGTCTGAACAACATTATTGATAAGAATAAACGGATTATTATTAATCTCGACTCCAGTATTAACACTATTGAACAAAGAAGATACTATGCCCAGATTTTCTGTTACTCTAAAATTAGTTCCAGCAACTCCAGTAAATTCCAGTGAAATATCATCAAGAACTAAGTTTTTATCTTGAGGTTCAAATGCATCAAATTTTCTTGAGAATAATCTCCCATTAAAAGTGGATCCCGTTTCTAATCCTACTGGACCCCTTTTACCATAAGGAGCATCGATAAAAAAGATATCATCTTCAACAATATTATAGTCACCAACAAATACTGAAGATATACCACTTCCATGAATAGTAGAAATAGATCCAAAAGATCCTCTATCAACAACAACTTGGGATGAAGTAGTTGTTGAGAATACTGGGTAGTATCCAGCACCAGTGTTAAAAATGACTACTTCACTAATCGTACCAACCCCAGTAATGACTGGATAGAAAATACCTTCTACTATAGGAGTTTCGGTTCCTTCAATAATAATTTTGGGAGGATCTGCTTTAGTATAAGCATTTCCACCAGCAATTACTTCAATCCTCTCTACACCGTAAGAGGAGTTGAATACTGGTCTTAGAATAGCTCCCGATCCAGGTGTGGTTCTTGGCATTTATCTTATCAGCTAATATTAATGGAACTACTACAATAAACTCTTGTTAAACCAGAAGAATCTCTAATTATACTGAATGTCAAAATATCTTCACCTGGGGAAGCAGGTGGGGGGTTTCCTCCAACCCACCTAATACCACCAGCGATAGGTCCACCATTAATATTAACTGAATCACCATAGGTGTATCCAACACCAGAATTGATAACAAGAGTTGCTGTAGTCGCCTTACTATTTAATGCAGTAACATTAGTGAAGTCCCAGGTCGAAACCGAAGTAGTAATTCCACCAAGAACCACAGTCCCTTGAGAAAGATCAACAGTTAAAGTTCCTGCCGAAGAAACTACAATATTATCACCAAAATCATTTACTACTGTTTCAGTAATATCACTATTAAAGTTAGTTGTTCCATCAAGAGTAACAACTCCCTCTGCAGTTACATTTCCACGAATATCAAGTCTCTGGTTGGCAGATGGAACATTTGTACCAATACCTATATTGGAATCTTTTGTAATAACAAAAGTCTTTTCGGGAGTAATATCTTGGTCAGAAGCCCTAAAGGAAGGTCCATTTGATTTTGCAATCGCCCACAGTGCTGGTCTAGCATCTGAGAAAGATACAACTTCAAGTTGAGACGTTGGTATAGATGTTCCAATGCCGACCATACCGTCAGATCGTATTCGGAACATTGTAGCTGCAAAACCAACCTCAATTGGACCGTCAGTAATCGCTCCTGGTTGTTGAATGGTAATCTTACCAATGTCAGCATATGAAGATGTCAGGATACCCGATGTATTGATATCAATATCATCAGTTACATATCTTGCAGTCTGAGCATATGTAGATGTGGATGCGATACCCGCATTGGTAGAATACCCCGCAGTGGTAGCGTAAGAGACGAAACTAATAAGATTGGTTCCGTCTCCAAAGATATTATAAAGATCATCAAAATTACTGTTAATCTTTAGAGTTCCTGCCAGCAGGGTATCTCCAGTGCCATCATTAGGGGCAGTACCAGTATTAATGCCTTGCTTTGCCATTACTCAAATAGTTTTTCAGTTATTTATAGTCAATACGGAGGTCTATCATCGTAGGTTACAACAGTCTCATTAAACCTAGTGATAGTGGAGTTCACTCTATTGACATCATAGAAGAAATTATTATCTACAGTATTTTCAATTTCTGCTCTTCTACCTTGAACAAATGTTCCATCACCAATTTGTTTAACCTTCATAAATTCATCACCATACTTAATCACATCATTTGGTGCCAAAGACGTAATTCCAGTAGTAACGACAATACTTTGATCAAATATTCCAATTGGAGATCCAATGCCAACCTCAAGTTTTTTATTTCTAAGAGGACTTTGGATGATATTATCAATCAAGATTAATGCGTTTGTAGATGGGTCAGAAACGCTAAACTTATGAGTTCCAGTTCCATATCCAACAAAATCCAATGGCAATGAAGTGGATAGTCCACTAATCTTAAATGTAACATCATCAATTTTCTGAACAAAAACTCTCTCGGGAATAGATGTTCCACCCAGCTCTACTGGTGTGCAGAGAAGATCATCATTAGAACCACTACCACCAATATAAGTTCCAGCAATAGAAATTGTTTCCGTACTTACATATCCACTACCACCACTAACAACAATAATACTTTCAACATCAAGATTTGAATCTCTAGTAACGTCAAAACGTGCGCCAGTACCGCTTAAATCACTTGTTGATGGTACGTTAAGGTAAGTAGTAGTAACACCTGTTTGAGTACCAGTAATGCGTGATACGGGGAATGTTAGGTCGTTTGCAGGAGTAGTTCCACCCAAATGAGTACCAGCAATACTCACATTATCACCAACATAGTATCCACTACCACCCTGAGTCAAGGTAATATTCGTAGAAAGTGGTTGACCCGTACTTTGTTCATATGTAAATTTAACTTGGAATCTAGCCCCCGTTCCCCTAGTAGAAATGCCAGGAAGACCACCATCAGGACTTCCGAATCCATATACAACAAACACAACAATTGGACTTACTACAGTACCAACACCAGTAACAGTATGTTCTGGAATTTCTATGTTATATCCATTTTCAAACATTGCACCACTACCAGCCAATGCTGTTTCTACATTCATTACAATGTCTCTGAGACCAGCAACGTGAGATGTAGTAGCAATTCCAATTGGAGATCCACCTTCTAGACTATAATTTAATTCCTGACCTGTTTGGAAGTTATGATTAGGAATAGTAATGATGTTATCCACAAGATCAACAACTGAACTATCGGATGCATTGAAAGTTGCTTTAAATAATGGTTGACCATTAGCTTTCAGTTTAAATCCAATATTACCAACTAAAGTTCCTGTTCTATCGTGATCTCCATTGAAACCAGAAGAGATATCATCTATCAATAGAACTTTATTAGTCTTATTCAGAATGTAACTCTTAATAGGTCTACCTTCTGGGAAGAAAATTCTTTGAATACTTCCATCTGGAGCCATATCATCTTCAGTGACTAGAGCAAAGTTCTGTCTTTCTTGTAGATAAAGGTCACTATCAATATTAACTAAGAGATTTACCGAATTAGTAGCCGACTTAACCTTCATATTAGTGGTTGGTTGGCTAATAATCTCAAGATCACAAAATTCTCTAAATCCAGAAGGGTGAACAATAGATCTTACAGATTCCCTCCATGTATCATATGGAACTCTTCCTTTAATGGAATATGAAAACTTTTGATAGTAGAAGTTATCAGAAATTCTTTGACTAAACTCGTTAAGAATTCCAGTGGTATTATCATTTTTTGCGACTTTATCTCTACTAACTCCCAATGTACTTCTAACATTAAATCTATTAACAGCTTCAACTCTA